AGAGCAATCAATGTTATGCATGTCTTGCTGCCCCTTAGAACGGGCACAGAAGGACTTCCTGCGCTTGGAATCCTTACTACCTGGTTTTGGATCACCTGTCACGGCAGTCTTTAATTTTGAACCAGGATTCTCACGACGATATGCTTTGACTGCAGCGGCACTCATACCATCAGTCTTATCAGACTTATTGACTTTCTGCCAATCTTCACCAAACATTTTTGGTCCTTTAGTTTTTCTTTCTGCTGCTTTTGCCTCATTCTCATTTGGCGATTTCATCATTGCTCTAATTTTTGCTGCCTTCTTTGCTTTATTATGAGCATCTTTATCAATGATGTAACTTTCATCTGCACTCAACTTTGCGGCAATTGCCATTTCACGACGTTTTTCTTTTGATTTGCCTTTAAATTGAGGAGCATCAGATTTGTAAAAATCTTTTACAACATCACCCATGTCTGCTTTTTTTAAATTAAGTTTTTCATCTAATTCATGTTTCCAATTAGAAAATTCTTCTCTGTTTATGGAAGTAACAACTTTACCTTTACCATCCGGAGAAGGAACAAATTCTCCATAATTACCCATGGTTTTATCTTTTTTATCAACGTGACCACTTACATTAGTGTCAATTCTTTTTACTGCTTTTTTAGCAAGTTTTTTAACATCTCCTGATGGCACCTCTTTTTCAAAATCTTCATAAACTTTTTTACCATCAACAATACGACCCTTTCCGTGCTTATCGTAAAACTTCACATACCCTCTAGGAAGTTTTTTCTTTTCAGATTTTTTACGTGCCTGTCTTGCTTCAACTTCTTTTTGATCTGGCATTCTAACACCAGATGTAGAAATCATTTCATCAATTTCATTTTCTTCTTTTTTAACACAATTATTATAGGTCTTACCAAACATTTTTTTGATTCCCTTTTTCTCATATCCAGGCCAACATTTCTTTGCCGCTTCTCTCACTTCATTTGGTCCTATAATATCAATAAACTCCGCAAATGTCTTTCCATCTGCAGTTTCAATAGTCACAGATTCTGACTTATTGCCCCAGTTAGCAGCACCAACTTTACGGCATTTTACAAGTGCTCCTGAAGCATATGCAGAAGGCCATACAGAATAACGAGACTTGACCTTATGATAGCAGGCATCTTTTGTTCCACTACCTTTACCCTTCTTATCCTTTTCTTCAATAATTTTTACTTCTTCTTTTTTCATTTCTCCACTATCAACATAATCTGCGGCCGTATCTAAGTAATCTGCCGCCTTAGTAATTTTGGATTGAACCCATGCCTCAACTTCACCTTCACCTTTTTCCATCTTTTTCTTAAGTCTATTAGCAGCATTCATAACTGTAGAAAGTTGTGAACGTGCCATGGAATATTCATGATCTTTTTCTTTTGCTTCGTTCATTTTTTTCTTCGGTTTATCGGTTGAAACATAAGTTGGTTTTGCAGCACCCGATTTTTGTTGTTGTCTGGGATCTGCTTTTTTCTTTCTTCTGGCAGCAGAGAGTCTTTCTGCCTTACTCATACTTGCTCTTTTTGCTGAAGAGACGCATTTTGGTGTTCCTTCTCCTGGTTCATCACTGGCGCAAGTCCCTCCTGTGACAACATTGACCCATCCACCTTTGCCATCTTTAGATTTAGATCCTTTGAACCATTTATGAAGAGTTCCTTCGTTCATTTTCTCAGTTTTTTCTTTCATTGAATTTATGAACTTTCGATAAACAGCAGCTTCAGCAGTTTTTCCCATTTCTCTTGCTCTTTGTTCCATGGCAACTGCTGCCTGGATTTTATGAGCATGTTTGCGATCTGATTTTTTGATTTTTGCAACACTTGCTTTTGCAGTTGCTACATCTTTAAATCCAAGACCATGAATAGTTCCGACTGGATTTTCATCAGTATAGAGATCTGAATGTTTTTTGGAATTTGCTGGTTGACCTTTCTTTCTAGGAATACGAGGATTTGATTCTTCGCTTACTCCTCCTCCGTTACCACCGTTGGATCCAGAAGAACCACTACCATTGCCATTACCACCATTACCGTTACCGTTTCCACTATTACCATTCCCATTTTTATTTTCTTCACCACCATCTTCATTGTCTTTTGCAAGATATCCACGAGTACCAATATGATACCCTAATGGTATTCTTTTACACTTCTTATCAGTATAGCAATAATAATAACCTTGCTTACACTTCTTCATCTTTATTGTGTATCCTTATTATTATTTAGAAAACCTTGCTTTAACATTTTCTGAAGTTCTGAAGTGGAACCGACAAACACAGCATTATTAGTTACATTATTTGTAGTCTTAACAGTATTTTCTTCAACTTCTTTGACTTTTTTCTGCAAATCAATCAACTTATCAGTTGTATCGGCAACACTTTTAATCAATTGTCCAGCAACTTCATATGCTCTTGGACTTGCTCCCTCACCAGCAAGTTCCATGATTCCATTAATTGCTTCTTGACCTTTTTCAATTAGGGAATATAAATTTGCTCTCGTATACTCATAATCTTTTTGTATGTCTTGAGATTGCTTACTTACTTCTACAATACTACTATCGACATTCAGTGCTTCATCTATCTTGGAGTAATCATCAGACATAAGTTAATCATTAAATATCAGTTTGCTGTGTTGGACTGTAAGACTTAGAATCAGAAAAGAATTCCCAACTGTCACTGAATCCAAAATCATCTTCGGGACCAGCATCAGCTGGATTTGGAGTTACCGTATACCTCATTTCTCTCTTAGCTTGTTTTGTGTCAACACTTCCATAAGTATCGACTTGTACCTTTTTAATTAATCCTTCAGTAGTATCAGAAACAGGACCAAACAGATAAGTTTTTGCCGTGAAGTTTAAAGTATATATTAATGCCCTCCTGGTTGAAAAGTCACCTTCATAATCATCTTGAAATGATATGCTATCCAATATTATTGGCACATCTCTTTTTTCACCAATAGAACTAATAAGATCTACTGTCAGACTAAATGATGGTTGGAAATAGGGCAATATTTGCTCTACAATTTGCAGAGCATCATCATTGAGTTTTGATAGTATATTCAATTCAAATCCGATATTATATGGAACGGGCATAAAAACTTTTTTTAAATTTGTTCCATCCGATGCCTTAAATGTTTGAGTAACACCTGCTTTTCTGGTAGAATCATATTGTATTGAATTCATTTCAAATGACATTCTTGGTAATGTCGTTTGCACAGGTTTATTTAAATCTGCTTGTTGTTCAAGGCGTGCCAAGAATTTTTGGGATGGTCCATATGCCAAAGGAACTTTTAGTTCACTATAAGAATTTCCAGCAGAATCATCATGTCTAACATTAATATTGTTAAACAATGTTCCAAATGAAATAATTGTTTTCCTAATTATTTCGTGATAGTAATATGTTCCTAACATTAGTAATCTCCAAAGGGATTGGATTCAGAGAAATCTAGTAAAGCATCAGCTTCCGTTTCTATTTCATCACCTTTGTCATATTTATCATTAAATTCTGAAGATTCTATAAAATCAACACTATATCTAGCAGAAGAGGATGTTCCGACTATAACATCTGCTGCCACAAATGTTCCATCGGTTGTACCTACTTTGAGGGTATTGTTGGGGGCATCCCATGTTTTAACTCTTGCTTTGGCACCAGAAACAGATCCTGTAACCTCTTCATTAAATTGGAAAGTTCCTATTCCAGTAATAATAGGAGGTGCAGAAATTGTTGCAATTCCTGTTCCGGAAGTATATCCAATACCTGCATCAGAAATGAGAATCTGAGTTACAAAATTGTCAGTGTTAACAACTACCTTACCAATAGCAGTTCCAACTCCAGAAGTTGGTGTATTAAAAGTTATTATTGGAGACTCTGGGTAACCACTACCACTAGAAGTAATGCTCACCGCTCCAATACCAGAATCATTTGTAACTAATGTTGCTGTTGCTGCTGCCCCAACACCATATGTTGTTGTTCCCACACCTGTTATAGTTGCACCAGCACTAACAATGGTAACAGTAGGTGTCTCAGTATACCCTGCTCCAGGATTAGTTAGTAAAATTTCTTTAACCGAGAAAATATTTCCAACAGAAGTTGTAATTGCAACAGCAGTAGCATCAGTTCCTCCCGATGGTGCGGTGGTAATAGCAACTGATGGCACTTTAGTATATCCAGAACCATCATCGGTTAAAGTAATCTTTCTAATATATCCAGTTGCAGTAGAAACTCCAACAGTTGCGGTAGAACCAATAGAAATCAATCTTAAAGTGGTAATATATCCTTGAGTTTGAAGAACAGAATCAATTTCTTCTGTAGTCGAAGTAACATCTTCCCATCCTCCCAATTCATCTTCATACTCAAAGAGTTCGCATTTTAATTCATAGACATAATTTTTACCTAGTTGATAAAATGGTTTCTCATGCTCAACAAATTTTACTTCAAATATTCTCTTACCAAGAGGAAAATAAATCAAATCTCCTTCACTTGGTCTGGTTGCAACTTCTATCTCACTATCCGGCATCGATTCTAAAAATGGGGATATAAAATCTTCAAATCTTTCTCTGGAAATAGTGATAGTTAGTTCATCTTTCAAACTCATTCCAAATTTAGTTAAAATATCTCCAGCTCCACTATATCCCTCATAATTATTCACATATGCTTCAATAGCAAAGTTATCATTAAATTTCGAGGATTGTATTTCTGTTAGAATCTGATCCTTTTTTACAATTTTTCTGGGCAAATAAATTACCTCTACACCATAAATTGAGAGTTGTTCATTAATCAACTCTTGTATTAATCTTTGTTCCGATTGAGAACCTTGTAAGAAAAAAGGATTGAGTGCCATTATCCAATAAAGTCTAGAGGTGGTAGTTCATAATCGGCAGACATTCTTTGTCTAATCTCTGCAATTTCTTTTTCAGCATCTTCATATATTTCTCTACCATTCAGTTCTATTCCACCGGGAAGTTTAACACCTCTAAATTTAATCAAATTTTGTCCCCATTGACGTTTAATTAAAGATGTTAGATATTTTTTCATAAATTCATGATTATAAATTTGAGTAGCATCTTGAGGATCCAAAATCCTATAACAATCAATTACAAGAAAATCATCTACTTTTAAACTTCCCCAGTCCGTATCCAAATATAATCTATCCTGAACTTTATTGAATCTAACTCTTTTTTCTGCTGTCAGTAAAAAGTCGATATCTTCTAGATATGATTTAACCATAGAATATTGTAAAAGTTCTATGGAATTGAAAAAGTATAGATCATTTAAAAATATTTGATATTGAATATTAAACATGCCACTAGAAATCGTGCTAGTGTCAATTTTAAAGATTTTCTCAATACCAATTATCGAATCGGGAACAGGTATAAAATTGCTTGTCTCATAAAAATTAGAAGTAATCGTACCTAAACCAGAAATATTTGTTGATGTTCCTGTAGTCGTAACAATTCCAACACCATCTGTTCCAGTAGCTTTTCCTCTATCTAAATCACTTTGAGAAATTTTGTATTTGAGATACATTCTCTCAATTCCATCATAATGTCTTTCATTGAAGAGTTGAATAGCATCATCGACTAAATCACTTACTTGATCATCATCCACATTTATTTCCAATACAGGAGCACCTAATCTCCTAAAACAATAATCAATTAATTCTTGTCTAGTACTTGGTTTTGCCATTTTAGTATTCTCCTCCACCTATAGAATTAAAATAAATCATTATCGAGTTACTCCCTGCCTAACAAGAACCATGCCCTCAACTACTCTTGTTTTAGTCGAATCCTTTTCAATAACTACATCATATACATATCTACCCGCCTTTAGTTCTGATGTTTGAGTATTGGTTAATGATATTTTTATCTTACCATCAGTCAGGGGAGTTAATGCTTCAGCAGTAAAATCGGTCTTTGTGCTACTTCCAGCATGTTTTCTCATTTGAGATGAGACTGAGTAACCTGTCAAATTCAAAGCAGAACTCGAATCGGTAGATTCTAAGGTGAAAGTTTGTTCAAAGTCTTCACCACTATTTACCGTAATATTGCTAACATACGTAGCTGCCATCTATCTTATAAATATAGTCTCTCCTTATATTTATATCTTACTTTAAACCCAAGTTAGAAACTACTTCTTGTTGCTTGAAGTATAATTTTATATAAGATTTTGTAATATCCTTTAAAGTGGAAAGATCATTACATTCATTAACTTCTCTTGCAAGTTTTTCATACTCAAACATTTTTCCAATACTAGACAGTTCAATGCTATCGGGATCCATTCGTGAGCTCCTTTACTAAAGATTTTAATTCATCAATTTCTTTTCTCATAATATCTAGTTGCTTTTTTTCTGATTTTTTGCGAGATATATTTTTCAAATAATCTTCATAAGCACTAGAATCATAATTAATTATAGCACCACTATTTTCATCTCGATATAAATTTTGATACCCTTCAACTCTTATCATCTTACAGCAATAGTTCTAAGGTCTTTAAATCTTGGATATTTTGCTTGATTAGTACCAGACATTACAATTTTAATTCTATATCCAATAAATTCACCAATATTGTCAGCACTAAATTCATATTCTAAATACTCATTTTCCAAACTAGATCTTACTTTACGATCTGGTCTTCCAGTATTCTTTGAACTATCTAATACGAGATATCCATCTTCATTAGCAAATTTCAAGTTATCATAACCAGGGAATAATTCAAATTCTTGAGAACTATCATCGGATCCAAATCTCACTAATTGATAAAGAACTCTAAAGTCTGCTGATTGATCTCTATAAGCCGTAACAAATACTTT